GTGGATCCCTCGTCCACGAAATCATCGTCGATTGGTTCCTCTACCAAGAGGACGTGTTTTGCCCCCTGTGCGATCAGTGGTTCCTCAAGCTTTTCGTCGTCGTCGTCTTCGCGGTGAAACTTGAAGTGGCCCTCCGCTCCCGGTAGGACAGGAGGCTGCAGGCTGTTGTTCAGCTGGCAAACCACAATGTTGCCGACGCTGTCAGCTTCGCCAGGCGGGAAGCTCCACGCCGAGCTGCTCGCAACATATTTGATCGATGCCGGAAGGTTGGGATCTGGAATGAAGATAATGTTGTCCGCGCTCCATTGCCGGCAAGCATCAACCGTGGCATTTATACCAACGTTAGACGTCCCGCCAGGGTTTTCAGGCGTCACGTTGTATAGCAGCGAACGCACGCTGCAGTTGGTGTAGGTGACTGTTCCGATGGATTGCGCCGCCACCGCCGCTTCACCGTTTCCGAAGTATGTGTTCTGCACAAGCCACAAACCTTCGCATCCAACTGGGAATGTGATCGTGCAATCGATCCCATCCTTCTGCTCCGTGTATTCGAAATCCAGTCCGACGGAATCGAATTTAGCGATGGCTTCTACGCCAAGCGGACGGTTAGTCCACACGGCACCGTCGGCATCTCCGCGGTAATCATAGAAGGCTGTGCGCAAGCCCAGGCCGAGCCCGCTTGCAATGCGGGGCTTGATCAGCAGAATGTCATACGAGATCCACATCTCGCCGGCAACGGACGCTGCCTGTGACCCCACAGCGCAGAAGTTGATGACACCCATTTCATACAAGCGCCTGTCGCCGGCCGCCTGTGAGCCGAGGCGAATGTATAGCGGCTGATTCGGAGTGGTCGACGGATCACACTCGATAGGGTGCACCATGGATTCGGCAGGCTTGCAAGAGGTAGCGAACTGGTAGTTCAGCACCTGCTGCTTGTTGATGAAAGGCGCGTCAAGCGCATTGTACTGAGTGGCGAACGATACCGAGCCTAGCGCAGTGTTCGTCGAGTTGAGCGCATCTGCAGAGAGCGATTTCCACTCAATCACCATCCCGAGAATCTTGTACTGCTCATAGTTTTGAGCAATAGCAGACAGCCATGGAAACAGCTGCGTGTTCGTAGGGCTGATCGCGAACGTCGTGTTGGCGAAAGCCGTCGACGTCGAAAGATCTTGCACATACTCGCGGTGACGAATCCGCGCAGTACCCTGATCATTGTGCATCAGTGGGATCTGGCTCCCATTCATGTAGGAGCTCGGATCTGTGATGGTGTTCGACACAACTGTGTACGCACCACGCCCGAAAATTGAGCGAAACAGCCCCCCAGCCTTCGCGCCGATCATAGCACCTTTCGGCCCGCCCATCAGACCACCAGCAACCATACCTAGGGGCGCAGCCACCCTCGCTAAGCGTCTGGTAAAGGAAGCCTTCTTCCGTCTCGCGGGAGCCGGCGGAGGCAACCGCCTCGCACGCCGGTAACCAGCAGGCAAATCGGAACGGCCTGTCTGGCGTCTCGAACCGCCACCACCACGTCGTCTTGAGGACATCTCAATGCAGACTATGCCCCTGCCCGGCATGGGTTTAAATAGATCTGCAAGACTTATCTGCGGGGAAAATAATCAAATATTTTCGTCACAGAAAAGGAGCTACGATGCTCCTTCCGCGGCCCAAAACAAATAAATAATGCGTTCCCACGCAGCAACAAAAATAAATAATGCGTTCCCACGCAGCAACAAAAATAAATAATCGGCCCGGACAAAAATAATTCGCGGCCAGCAAAATTGGGCTCGCCTCAGCGCACAAAAACAAGTCCAAAAACACATCACCGGTAGGGAGACCGAGGGGTGCCGCGCGATGTGCGATGCACGTTTGCGACACTTATAGGGGGGGTTCAACCGTGACTGAAGATTAAAGGGCCACCGCACCGCTCCGCAGGATTAATTTCAGGTCATGGACGGACCTCCCAAGGAGTGTAGGCAAACGTGCATCGCACATCGCGCGGCACACCGAGGTCTAACGGCCGGGGGGTGGTTCCACCCGCTTGCGGCTGGACACCAACAACACACAAGACCCAATTAATTATTTTCTCAAGAAACCTCCGCCCACCATATACCTCCCCGCAACAATGTTGCCTCCCGAGATACTCTCCATCATCTATCAGAAAGCACACCGAGCTGAGCTCGCCGATGCGCTCCTCGAAATGCAACTGCGTTTCGCCGCCCGCGGACTTCTGTATGACACCAACCCGCCCTACATGCTACGCCCTGTGACTGATCTACTCAGCCGTCTCTGGAAGCTGTACCGACAGGATTTCGAGACTTTTCACACCTACTATCCAGAGCTAACAGAGTTAGAGTGTGTACGCGAGTACCAGCAGCAAGTATCCATAGGATACTGGACTCCTATCCGGTAACGCGCCCGCGCGCAGCGCGCGGCGCCATGCGCCTGCGGCACCCCACCCGCGCGAAGCGCTTTTTTGTCGCCAAAAAAAAGCAACCAAACAGCTCAACCACGGCGTGTTGTAGCATACACGATTTCAGGGTCCTTACGCTCGTCATCCCGGAAATCAGCAATAGTGGTAATGTGTCGATCTGGGTTACCAGCAGGGGTCGGGGAGCCTAGTATTACCTCCCCGACTTTTGGTACACTTGGTGGTACACCTGGAAATTCAGGATTTTCAGTCTTCTGATCGGATTCAGAAGGTACCCCTTGTAACAAATCCAGCTTCTTCTGGCGGCGTTTGGACGGTCCAGTGAATTCACGTATCACATGAATTCTGTCAAGAAGCTGTTCTATCTCACCGTCCGCCCTGCCAGCCCACATGACCTCTGGTGGATGTGGCGCAGTGATCCATATGCGTGTGTAACGCAACGGACGTGAGCTTCCCTTCACTTCTACACGCCACGGTAGGTGTTCCGTGTAGTGAAGGAGGTCCACAAACGTACACACATTGCGACGGAAGTCATCGAAAATTACATTTTTGTGACCATCGTAACCCTGCCACCATCGCAGGGTACTTCCCGCGATCCATGTGTCTGGGCCCGCTTCTTGGCGGGCTGTGTACGTCTTTCCTGTGCCCGTATTGCCCCAGTACCAATACACACGGAAAGTGTTCGGATCCCTTTCTATTGGTTCCGACATGTGGTCCATCAACAGCGCTGCATGTTTTGCAGATTGGTAGTTTACTGCCACCTCAAGGACGTCTCGATAGGTAGCTCCGGCTTTTACCATCGCCTTGATCGCGTTGATGTCGTTGCGCGCCCCTTGGGTTTGTGGTAATTCTCCGTTTTCCCACACCCAATCGTTCAGCACAAAGCCTTTTTTTTCGCACATACCTGTGCAATAGTCTTTTGCCTGTGCGGGCGTGCCCTTCATTTCCTCTAAATGTGCTCTGGTCATACCAGGCAGTTTTTTGACTCCGCCAAAGCGTCTGCCGCGGTGGCTGAGGTAAATGAAGCCCTGCAAATGAGGCGTGCCTGTGTCAGGCGCAACCTCTTTGCCTATCACATGGTAAGTGCAATCGATTGATTGCAGCAGCTTAACTTCATCTTCTGTGTAGTTGTTGAGGGTGTAGCACCACCCGCGTTTTGCTGCGTTCTTTGCCATGTCGACTATATATAGAAAAAAGATAACTTGTGGCGAAATTAAATAATTACGCCTGCTTGACAACTGGCTTAGCAGACCGCACACTGCGTGTCACCAGTTTTTTTTCGATCACAGGAGGCCCGCCAGCGGTGGATCCCTCGTCCACGAAATCATCGTCGATTGGTTCCTCTACCAAGAGGACGTGTTTTGCCCCCTGTGCGATCAGTGGTTCCTCAAGCTTTTCGTCGTCGTCGTCTTCGCGGTGAAACT